CGGATCGACAGCGGACTTGTCATCCGGCTTCTCAGTCGGGAACAGGACGCTTTCCGGCGGCGGCGCGGGAGTGACTGCGGGCTTCACATCGACGGCGGGAGCACCGGGAGCGCCCTCGATCGGAGCGTCGAAGCAAGCCGAGTTCAAAAACCTATTCTTCATTGTCGTCCTCTTTCAGTTGTTTTCGGGCGAGCACAGCAGCGTGCCCCTTGTCGATTTCTCTCAATTCCGCGATGGCAAGCAGCAATTGCGGATAGTTGCGCGCGTCGATTTCATCGAGCTTGCCGATGACCACACGACCGACCGATTGCCGACCGAGCGAGTAATTCGTCGAGGCCATCGCCTCACCAGTGAATGCGTCCTGGTAAACGCCGCATTGCTCCAGCATCCAGAACAGCACCCGCTTGCCAGACGAGAGCGCGAGTACTTCCCGGAAGGCCCGGTCGAGTTCTTCGCGGGACACATCATCAGCGCTCAAAGGTTGCGCGTTCAAATCTGCCGCCATGCAATGACCCCTTGCGTTGTTCGCCAGCGTTCACGGACGGCACCACCGTCATTGCCGGACTTGACGCGAACGCGCTTGCCATCGACCGCCGTGACGATGCCGACATGGCCGCGCCAAACCGCGATGCAGCCGACGCACGGCCCGGCAGAGCGCGAGCCGACGCGCGCCCAATTGCGAGCGACCCACAGCGACGGATCGAGCTTGCCCAAGTGGACACCAAGCCAGCAGCCGCACCACGCGATAAGGCGACCCTTGACGAAGACGCGGCACGCAGCCGGGCGACCGCCGAGCCGCACGCCACGATCGCGGACAACGCTAGAAGCGCGCGCTTCGTCTTGACCGATGCACGGCATGGTGACGCCGCATCCGCTTGCGAGCGGCGCGCTGTGCGCCGATCCGAACGCGGCGAGCAGCACGGCACAAGCAATGACGATGACGACGACGAGGCGCTTCATCATCAGCCGATACCGAGTTGCGACAGCAGGCCCGAGCCGCTTGCGTTGTCTTGTGCGCCCGCGAGCACCGCTGCGGCGTCCGCGCCTTGCTTCACAGCAGGGGCCATCGTCGCCATCATTTCCGCGTTCTTCGCCGCAGCCATTTCCTTCGCGCGGCTTTCGCGGACGAGCTTCACCTTGTCGTCCGGGACGATGATCGACGGCGTGACGCCGATCATGTCGCCATAGATGTCAACGGCCTGATCGGTGTCGAACTTGTCGAGAACTTCCGGCTTGGCAGCGGCGAGTTGACCGACGAAACCTGAGAAGCGTTCGATGCCACCCGTGGCGACGGCTTTCTGCGCCTGCGCCAACATCGAAATGTATTCGACCTTGAGTTCACCACCCTGGAGTTCGGGCGGCGGCGGCGGCAACATCTGGCGACGGTTCAAGATCGCATAGGTACGATCAATGACCGGCTCCAGTTGGCCGTTATAGACATTCTCCAGGACCGGGCCGAGTGCGAGCAGCTTTTCTTCTTTGCGTTCGGCAATCTCGAATTGATTGCGCGGCTGAATGCCTTCCATTTGCGAAAGCATCAGGAACAGGTCGGCATAGAACGCACGATTGATCCGGTCCTGAGTGTCACGAATGTCCTGGGACAATTCATTGACGCGCAATTGGACTTCCATCGCGGGACGGTAGCCCTTGCCCGTAGGATCGTCGGAGTAAGTGATCGACCCCGGCAAGAGCGACTGAGGATTGTTTCGCATCGATGTCGGGCCGGTCATCGGCGGACGAACGAGCTTGTCGATCGCTTCCAGCTTGCGCGTTTGCTCGCGCTGGAGCATTCGCACATCGCCAGCCGCGACCATGCCCGGCGACACCGCATATTGATCGTCCGCCGACAATTCCCAGGCGGGCGCGATGATCGGATTTTCGTCGAAGCCGCTTTCATCTAGCAGCTTCGTTTCATTGCTGCCGTCTTCCCAATAGTTCGAGAGAAATCGCTTGTTCTCTTTATTGGCCTGGGACGAGTTGCGGTTGAGACGCGGTTCGACCGCGTGCCAAATCAGGAACGTCGCGTCATATCGACCAGCGTCCCATTGCGTCTTGATCGTGTTGCTTACCGCCTTGAGGCCGAAGCGCGCGACAATGCGCTGCACGGACCAACGAAAGCGCCGATAGAGCGTCGTGGCGCGGCCCGTTTCGTCGCGCGCGATCCAGAACTGGCCATGCGTGCATTGCTGCATTCGGATCGACTTGTCGTCGTCTTCGATCAGCAGGCCGCAAGATTGCCCGAACAGGCCAAGGTCGCCGTAGCCGGTGTGGAATGCGTTGTAGATGTTCGACGACTGGAAGACTTCGCGCATCCGGTTTTCGACCAGGGACAGATAGTCCTTGATCGGCGCGTAATCCTTCAAGTCAGGATCGTAAGTCGTGAGACGGAACCACGGGCGCGCAGGCGACGTGATGCCAGAGTGCATCCCGGATTGAAGCGTCCGCCACGCGAACGTGCCGGTGCTGTCAATGATGCCTGTGCGAGAAAACGGGCCTTCGCTCTTATCGCTTAGGCGCAAGCGCGACGGTTCGATGACGCTGGCAAGGCCGCGCCACTCGCTTTCCCAGGGATTGCGGATCGACTGCAATTCCGTCGCGCGCCGCCGATGATAGGCGACTTGAGTTTCGGAACGCGGCGCGTTGTAGGTCATAGCGTGCGAAGCCTTACTGACCGAGCAGGGTCTTTTTGTCGGTCTCCGCAAGAGCCGTGACGCCAGAGCCGGACGTGAGAACGGTCGAGGTGCCCGCGCGAACGCGGTCCTCAGTGCGGCGACCAGTGGCCGAGCGAACCGCGCCAGCGTCCGGCTGCCTCATCTGCGCCGGTTCGGGCGGCATGACGGGCGGCGCAGGCGTGTCGGGTTTAGAGAACATGCACATCGTTGAAACTCCGGTTAAATCGCGGCGAAGATGGAGAGCGCCAGGACGGCGGCAGCAAACGCATAGGTGGCTAGCGATGCAAACTTGCGCGCCGTCGCATTCGGCAATTGATCGACGATGCACGACGCGCCGATAGGCACGATTGCGAGCAGCGCCAGGATGGGATGGCCAGCGAACGCCACGATCGCGGCGTTTAAGCCGCAGAACAGCCGCCCGTTGGTGGCGACGTTGGCCGCGATGGCGAGGCCCAGTTGATCCTGGGCGCGCGCGGCTTGCAGCGCCCACAGGTCCGGCTCGTTTTCTTCAAGGCTGTTTTTCTTCGACATCGGGCACCTTTCTGTTATGCCCGACGATCACTAGCCGCCAATGGTTGCGGTCACGAACTGCCGCCCACGTCATAGTCAACCTGGACCATATCGGTCGTGGCCGCGTAGATGAGCGCGCCATCCGGCCCGCGCGTTGCGATCAGGCTGCGAACCTTTTTCGCCACAGGTTCGGCGAATGTGAGCATCAGCGCATCGCCCTTGTTCGGCGACGGCAAGCCCCGCTCCTTCATGTACTCTTTGCTTTCCAGCTGGATTTTGCCGTCGAGGCGCGCGACCGTCTCAGGTCCGATCAGGTCCTGATAGAGACCTTCGTCCTTGGGATCGATTGCGCCGCCAGCCTTGAGCCATTGCTTTCCGTTGCCCCAAATCTCGGCGCGCTTGTTCAGATAGCCGGGATTGATCGGCTTGCCGCTGAACCAGATCAGCCGCCAGTTGCGGCCCATGACCGACCCCGCGCTCACAATGCCGGTGCCATAGCCCGCATCGACGAACACCGCGTCCGCCTGATATTCGTCTTCAAGCCGCGCGATCAGGTTCGCCACTTCCACGTCATTGTCATTGCGCGCAATCGTGGCGAGGCTCTTGGAGTAGAGACCCTGGCGCAGCATAATTTCGAGGCTGTCATCGCCCGTCCATGCCGGATCAACGCCGATGATGACAGGCGCAAAACTGTATTGCTCTTTGCGAAGGTGGCGCGCGCGCGCTGCATCCGCATCGTCGGCTGAAATGAACTGCATGGCTGATTGGCTCGGGAATTGGCCGCGCACACGGACTTTGACAAGATCGCTGTCTTCACCGTGGTCATCGACGAGGGATTGAATGTAGACCTTGTTCGTGCCGGGCACCGTGCGGCTATCAATCTGGCGTGTGATCCAACGATGGCGGAAGCGGCGGAAGCATTCTCGAAAGCGCCCGCTGTTGCGCGTTGGATTGCCGAACACGATCCAAATGATGATCGTGTCTTCGTCGGTCAATGCGCCCTCGGCGACTTCCCACACCTTGTCATGGATTTTCGATGCTTCATCGAACACGAGCAGGATGATTTTGCCCTGGTTATGCAGACCGGCGAACGCTTCCGTGTTGTGCTCACTCCATGCGATGAAGTCTTGCCGCCAGCTATCGGCGCAATCTTTATCGCGTGACTTGACCGACATCGTTTGCACATCGAACCAGTGCGACGTAATCGAGGATCGAAACCACTTGCCGATTTCCGGCGCGGTCTTTGTGCGCAATTGGCCTTCGGTGTTTGCCGTGGTGACTATTTTGCATTCGGCGTGACATGACATCGCCCAATCGGAGAGCATACCTATTTCGGCAGACTTGCCGATGCCGTGGCCTGAAGCGACCGCGATCCGCAACGGCTGATAGCGCGTGGCTGGATTTACCAGATGATCGCGGATGATGACGTTGATGTCCGTCTGCCACTCACGCGGCCCGGTGAAGCCCGTCAGGTTGTCGCGGCCCCACTCCCAGGCGCGGCGTGCCCAACGGTCCGGATCGAAGCGGCAGGAGTGCGCGAGTTTAATAATGATGTCGTCGAGATCGAGCTTTGCGTCAGCCACGAAAGCCAACCTTCTGCGCTTTGATCCCGTCCAGGCGGTCAGCCATGTCGATCAGAAGCGCGGCGAGCCATCGCGCGCTGCTCGCGTCATAGCAGACTTCCATATCGAGCGCCGCCGCCAGCTTGAGCCGGTCGGCGGTCGCCTGCACTTCCGCGCGCCACTCATTCATCGAGCAGCTTCAATCTATCCAGGCGCGCAGCCAGACCTTCCAGGCCCTTGTGCGTGACAATTTCCTCGAATGCGTTGACGCCGACGTGCTTACCGATGGCTAGGATTTTCGCGTGCCGATCAGCGAGCCGAACTTCCTTCGCGACACCGATCATCCTGCGATCATCGCCAGAGCCGTCGAATAACTCGTCAACCTTCCGACCGGCAACGAGGCCGGTTCGCCAAATCTTCGGCCACTTCTTCACGGGCAACAGGTTGTCGTTGTCGTCATAGATGTCGGCGAGATCGGCTTCCGCTTCTTCGGCGAGGCGCGTCAGAACCCAATCGGCATTGATTTTAGTGCGCTTAGATCGAGCAGCTAGAGCGGCATTGATAGCCTTGCTTACAATAACCTTCGATAACAGCCGCGAACTTTGTTCCTGCGCCGTCTTCGCCGAATACCCGGCACGGATCGCGGCTTGCGTGGCGTTGAGATCGAGCAGGTATTCTTCGACGAACCGCTGCTGTTTTGGATTTAGTTTATTCATGGTCCGGCAATTATCGGCGGATAGTTGCGGCGGTCTCTCAGTGTTGCGCTTTTTGCAGCGCCATCATCATGCGTAAGAGAGACCTAAGCTTTTTATAATAGCAATATGACCGGGGTATATACCCTTGCCTGGGGTATGTACCCTTCCCTACTTCATATCTATAAACTTTATAGTGTTGTTAGGAATGAAGATGGCAGAGGCCAATAATTGCGAAAGACATTGGTTTTATTGATCGGCTGGATATTCATAAGCGGAAGCATCATTTTTAAGCGCCGATTTGAAGGCTGGCATTTATAAGCCGGTCAGGGCGCAATAATCTTTCAAAACGGGCCGGATCATTTTTAAGCCGCACCCATTGCTGTTGCTGATGTTGTGATATATGCAACATAGTGTTGGCAATTTCGCCACAGGAGCAACGCAATGAGCCACGGCATATTTAACGGCAAGGTCGCCCGGATCGTCGTTTCCAGGCATTGCACCGCCGCCACGGTGACGGCATGAGCCAATCCGATAAAGAAATAATTGAGCTTCAACAGTTGAACGAACTGGCCAGGGTCGCCAATAACATCCTTGGCCTCACCATGCGCTCAATCTGCAAGAAAGCCTTGGATGACGGTATCCACTCCAACATTATCCTGGAGGCACTAATAACCGGCACGATGCAGGCGGCTTTTATGTTCACCTACACCGGCATAGTAGAGATGACGCCGGAAGTGGAGGTAATGGTCGAAGAACTAATTGAGGGCGCAACCAAGCGAGGCCGGGCCTACGCCGAGAAGCACGCGGAATCCGTCAAGCAGATGGGAGCAATGATGGACGGCTTGGGCGAAAGGCGTCATTAGATGATCGACCAACCCAAGACCGGAGGTCCGGCTTTCCCCGTGGCATGGCCGCTGCCAAACACACCAGAACCCGGCATGAGGATGATCGCCCGCATCGCCCGCGTCATCGACTACGAGACCACCGGTACGCCCGAAGATCGGGACGCCGAGATCATCGAGTTCGGCAGGATCGACGTTCACTTGCCGACGAAGCAGATCGGCAACGCATGGACTTCGCTGGCGTTGCCGCGCGGTCCCATCCCGGCAGTCACCAAGGCGGTGCACCACATCACAGAGGCCGAGGTCGCAGCCGCGCCCCAGGCCCGCGAGCTTTGGGAAAAATTCTTTGAAGCGCTTGCGCCGGACGACTACCTTGTGGCGCACAATGCGAAATTTGAACGCCACTTCCACGATGGCGACGGTCGCCCCTGGATCGACACCTATAAAGTCGCCCGCGTCGTTTGGCCGGACGCGCCGACCCACTCGAACCAGGGCTTGCGCTACTGGCTGGAGATCGAGCTTGACCCTGCCAGGGCAACCCCGCCGCACCGCGCCCTGCCCGACGCTTATGTGACCGCCCACATTTTCGTCCGGCTAATGGACCACAAGACGCCCGCAGAAATGGCCCACATTACCCAATATCCCGCACTGTTGAAGATTATGAATTTCGGGAAACATCGCGGCGTGACTTTCGAGGCCGCGCCGCTGGACTATCTCGATTGGATTGCCGGCAAGAGCGATATGGACGAGGACACCAAATTCTCGGCCCGGTACTGGATCAAGAAAAGGCAGACACAATGACCAACGCATCGCGCCTCGCCAACATCGTTTGCCGCTGGCGAGAGCCATGACCCACACCCGCGACATGGACCGCGAGAGCTTCGTCACAGAGGCTTTGCGCGCCGCCGACGCCGCCATAG